TTGTTTTTAAAGTCTCCCGCTTTGTTCTCAAATGTGATACCATCTGGCTCACCATCTGCACGTTTAGTGATAGTTAATTTTGCATCTTCCTTGTACTCTTGTAAATTCAAAAGTGTTTTGAGTTTGCTCAAATTGGGCATGCTAAATGTGCCAACAAAGGTTGCAACAGGATTGTGGAAGTTGCCGCGAATGACCACGCTAAGGTCTTCGGCTAATCCAACAATTTCGGTTCCACCGTCTGTGCCCATAATTTTGACCAGGTCGATACAACCAAGATCATAAGTGTGCTCTACCAAGTCTAATAAGTAATCTCTCATAAGTTTCTCCTAAGTGTTAAGTATACAGGTTTTAATCTGCTTTTGCAACGATTCTGGCTAATGTTTGTCCACCACGCAAGCTGGTAATATCACCTGGGCGGCCCAGTGCCAACCAACTAACGTCTCCAGCACCATCGTGTGCTCGTATCAATTCGAATCCTATATGGTAAGCATGTGCAAGTATCAAACGTTTGGGCGTGTATAACATCCAGGCATGCTCGGCTCGAATTACTCCGTGTGCAAGATCACAATTGTTGTATGTCATGATCACTTGCCCACCGGACCTAAGTTTATTATACAATTCAGTAAGATATCTGTAAACTAATTCCAATGGTTTATGATTAAAAAAATGATAGGCAAATATTGCACCAAATTGGTTGTAGTGTAGGTCACTTAAAATTTCACCAGGCTAACTATCGTCAATCACATACTTTCTTAATCTGCGTTGATATTCAGGAGTAAATTTGCTCACACTAGGTTCCATCAGCTCCGGCTTGTGATCTATTATGTATAGTGGATCCATTGGAACCATATCTTCTATGAATGTTTCCAACCCAGGACGTATGATCATTCCAGGCAATCTCCAATCAGTTAAATTACGCAAATGACTTCTTAGCATGATGTCATCTTTAGCATCAATTCTCATGCGGCGGCTTGATATAATATTTTTGTAATCATATTTTATTCCATCATTCCAGATTTCTTCACTAAGTTGCAAATATTCTGCATCTCTATTTTGAATTTCTTGTCGTAGCTCTTGTCGAAGTTGCTCTACTGAGTTAGAAAATTTTGATATGTTTTGTTGTAAATCATCGAATCCCTTGGAAATATTCGAAGCAAGTCCTGGATACATTTGTGAATGATCGTTAACCACATGTGTTATATGTTTTAATGGGCCCGTGGCAATGTCGCACTCAGTTGCAACATCCAACGAGTCTAGCAAATTTAGGTATGCAACAACTTGGCTCAGCTTCATTCGAAATCAAACAAACTAGTAAATGTATTTTCTGTGTTGGTTGCTGACAATAGATCCCAATCCAACACACCCAACAAGTTGTCAACCTTTTGATCCACAACAGTTGCTTCCATCAAACCGTCATCAAACGGCAAGTCTTTGAACCACTGTGGCAAATGCATTTCATCTGTGGGATAACCAATGCTGGTCCATCCCAGGGCATTTGACTTTAGTTTGCACACAATAGTTTTCATTCCATCCACAATTTGCATGGAATAGTTGTCACTGTTCATCTTGCGTAAATTGTTCCAGTTGATGGCCGCACGTACATGGCCCGGCATATTGGCCTTGCCCAGTCGTATTTCTTCTGCACCATACTTGGTCAAATTGTTCACACGCTTGGGTGAACCTTTCTCCCAACCTGGTCGTTCCATAAATTGATATTTGAACTCCCTAATACGTTCCACAATAGACTCCCTATCTGCTCCAGCAAGTAGTTTATTTAGAATTTCTAACAAGAAGTCTTGAATTACTTTGGGGGTATCACTGCGTTTTAAGTCCAAGCCAGTGGCCTTGGTTTTGCCAATTGCACCATTGACATCCAGGCGTTTGTTTTCCAAGTCAATGATGTTCACAGCATAGCGTTTCTTTGTGATAAACAGGCTACGGTCAGCAACCATCTCACGACCACACTTGATCAACTCGCCCATGTCTCTGGGACAATGAAACGCCTGCTCCATGAATCTGGGAAAGCTCTCGTTCACTTGATCTGCAATGGAATCATACAGTTGTATACAAGTTTCCTTTGACCAGGCCATGCGACCTTCCGCAACTTCTTTTTTCAGCACAGGCCATGCACTAAAGTAACACGAGTCAGTGTCACCATAGATAACGCTCTTGCCCAGGTGATCATACTCGCCTGTGATGCATTCGTTAATGTACGCATCCATGTGCTTGGCAATGCTTCTGCCGGTCAAGGTAGTTGACTGACCAATACGCTTGTCAAAAAATCTACACCCAGGGTTGAGAATAGCACCATACAAACTATTAAGATTAATCTTTTTAACCAGTTGTCGCTTGTCCCAAAACGCAATTTCTTTAGCATCTTTTGCTTCTTTCTTATTTGCTTGTAATTCTTGCCGTTCACGATACCAACGTTCCAACAAGCCGGGAATGATACCCTTCTTCTCGTATGTGAGTATTGTGCCATTGGCTGTAAGGATCCAGGGTTGATTTGAATCAAACATCATCTTCCAGATCTCTGCGGCACCATGCACAGTCTCTTCACCTGACTCCCAGTCAATGGTGATCTCTGTGCCACGTTGTTGTTCCATCACAGCAGTATATTCTAATGATGCAAACAACCCTTCCCATGCCGCGGCAAAACTTGCACCTTTGGCTATGCGTTCACCGATAATCCTATCAGTCATGACCTGACGTAGTTGCCCTACCACAGTCTCTGGTCCCATGTTCATGGCCCTAATAGCTGACGGATACAATGAATTGATGTCAACTGATCCCACCCACTCATGCATGCCCTTCTTAGGGTATGCAACATAGGCACCTGCGGCCTGGGTGTCTTCATCTGTAAGGCGTTGTTTGCGATTGGGCACAACCATGCCACGTTCATGTGCTTCGTTGATAATGGCCTGCTCAGTCACTGCCACAGCACCCATGGTGGTCTGTAATAGTACTGTGTTGGCATGTGCCAGTTCATTAGCTAGATCTAAGAATCTCAACTTCTTGTCCAGTTTACCAATCAGCATGGTGTCCTGGCGGTTGTATTCAATAAACTTTTTAAAGTGTTGATTGTATAGTGCGTCTAGTGTGCCTTCGAACTGTGTCTTGCGTTCATTGAGTTCGTATTCACCAATGGCATCCAGGCTATAACTGTGTCGCTCTTCGTATGTGTACTTGCGATACAGTTGCATATAGTCCATGTGTACACGGCCCACAATGTCATAGGTCTCGTTCTCAGCACCAAAACGTTCAAACACACGCTTCTTGGGTAGTTGTCCCCACAAGCAAAACTTTCTTGTGTCATCTTTGCTGAGCACACGGATTGTTCTGTTTATGGTGTAAGGAATATCATAGCCTTCCGAGTTCCAACCTGTGAGCACATCTGCGTCATCTATTAAGTCCAGGAATGTCTTGATCATTTCCTCTTCACGCTCGAACAGTATGGTATTGTCAAAGTCAGCCACCAGCTCTTGTGCTGTGGCCCAACTCAATCCCTTGGGCGGTACTGCTAGTGTGACCAATTGATCCAACCAGTCCAGGTATACTGATATAGCGGTTATGGGGTTGAAAGGATCTGTCACAGGCGAGAATCCACGCTCTTGATCAAATGCAACCTCAATGTCAAAAAATGCTGTGTGCAGTTCTGGAGCGTCTTGGTCTTTGTAGTTCTCTTCTAGACATCTAAAGATGGGATTGATATCGGACTCATACAGTTGTTTGTTGCTCTGTATGCGTACTTCCTTGCGGAACTCTTTGTTGTTTCTTGTGCTGAATCTTGACACAGGCGTGCCATAGATGCTTTGGAACTTGCCCCGAGGATCATCATAATAAAAGATGTAGTTGGCAGGGTATTCTTTGTAGACTCGTTCGCCATTGCGGCGTTCTACTGTGTGTATGCGATCGTGTTCACGATCAAAAAGTGCGTCAATATAACTCATTGTTCTCCGTTTGTGGCCGGTAAGCCGTGCTTCATGCTCTTAATGTGAGCGACTCATTGGTACTTATCATTGTCAGCAAAGTAATTGTTAATTTTACCTTCACGATTCAAATCATTAGAAATACAATGTATACCTGCATCCCAAAAATAGCGATGTCTGAACGAACTAACATGTACTTCAACCCCATGACGTGAGCAGGCTTCTTCAACTTGATCATTGTGACTTGATACTACAATGTTTTTTTGATCTATTACTAGAATGTTAACATCAAAAACAGTTTCACTAGCATTGCCTACCCATGAATCAAAATAGTGATCTACCATGTGTACAAGATTAGGATCAGCCTCAAATTCAGGTATGTTCCAGCGTCCTCGATTGAGTCTCATGCTAGATCTAAATTCATCTGTGTCAGCATAAGTTGATGGCGAAAGATAAACAACTTCCCAACCAGGAAACGTATCGGCATAAGTAGGGACATCACGCAAACTTATAATCAATCCAGGGGTAACTGGACAATAGGTAGAATCTCCGTGACCGCCAGCGTTGACAATTTGATTACGTGTGTTGGGAAAATGTTGATTAACTTGATCCAATAATTTAGTCTGATCCTCATCATAACTTTGTGTAGCAAAGTATAAATCTTGTCCAATCCTGCTTACAAAACAACCAGACACAACGTCAAGATTGGTATATTGCAATCGATTGCCTTGTTCAGAAACATCTTTAAAAATATTTCGATAGCATGCTAACTTGGCAAGATGCTGATCAAGGTCACGCTGTTGGAATGTAATTAAGTCCATATCATTTTGATTAGCAAATGCTCGTTGAGCATAAGCATGATTGGGAATTCTTGGAATCCATAATTGATCATGTATCATTACAAAAAAGTCTCTGGGTGCCACCGGAGGGGCAATCCAGCGTCCGTGACATTTCAACTCACTGAAATCTACAGGCAGTTGAGGTCGCAGTACACGAATTCCAAACTTGCCTTGTAATAAACTAATAAGGCCTTGATAATCTTGTTCGGTTTCTTCTGCCAACTGTTCAAAACGTCGGCGTGTGTCTAAGTCCTGGATCCATGAATAAAATTCTGGTGGGTAACTTGTGCCAATAACGCATACCTTTAATGGATCCCAATGTTGGAATACAGAATACATTAGAGCGTTTTGCCAACTGTTTCCAAAATTGTTTCCAGTGTCTCATGGTCTTGTTTCTCTTGACCAAAGCTGGCCTTGTGTGCTAGTTTGATAGCCTTCTTGAGAATAGCAGGCTTGACTTCTAATTCTTCTGCCACTGCTTTTACTGTGTCATTGAGTCCACCTTGCAAGGTATCAATCTCAAACATCACCTGCATGCCTTCGTTGATGATCTGGGTGAGTTTAAGTTTTTGGTCGCCGTTAAATGTCTTGGTCATAATGTTTCCTTAAAAGTAAATTATACAGCATAAAGTTCTAGATTGCAAGACATTTAACAACTCGGTTGTTCTAATATAAGTATTGGCATGAAAAGAGCCGTTCTTTGTGTAGAAAATCCGTATGATTATATAGACCAATTTGGTGATTACAGTGTCATGATTGTAAATCCCTCGGCTGTATTGTCCCGCCGGGAATATCTATTAGGTGCCGCAGACTGGAGCGTGTTAGTTACCAATTCGGGCATACAATATCGCGATGGCAGCGATTACGGTAACGAACGAGTGTTTTGGTACACCAGCGGCACAACCGGCGACAGCAAATTTTGTAGTTTTACTCAAGAACAAATAGATCAACGATCTCAAACCATTTGTCGCAGTTATGATATCTCTGCCAATGATAGATATGTAAGCATAATGCCATTGTGGCATGCACACGGACAGGGATTTTACTGGGCCACAAAACAAGCCGGTTGCGAAACACATTTTTTACCCATGCAAGATATCAAACGCATGAACCAATACCATCCAACATTTGTAACTGCCATACCCGATGTATTAAAAATACTAGCACATTTTGATTTTGATTCACTTAGGTTTGTTAGGTCAGCATCGGCTGCCATGTCAGATGCATTGTATCAACGTCTTGTGGAACGATTTTGTGTGCCTGTTTGTGAAGCATTTGGCATGACCGAAGCACTGAGTCATTGCTTTACCAATCCCTTGCATGGCGAACAGCGTATGGGCACAGTCGGCTTGCCCGATGGCAATCAAGCCAAGATCGAGGATGGCCAACTGTACATACAAGGCCCTTGCATATTCCAACCTGGGTGGTACAACACTGGTGATCTAGCCGAACAAGACGAGCAAGGGTATTACCGGATTCTAGGGCGGCATCGAGATCAGATCAACATACGTGGGAGGAAATTAAATCCCGAAAGTTTAGAAAAGCAATTGCTTGCAGGTGTTGATGGCCTGGCCAGTTGTGTGATATTTGGCTCAGCATCTGTGAAATGTTTATACGCAGGCACATG